TGTAGAGCCTCCACCTCCTCCACCACCGTTTGCGGCAAATAGAGCGTAAGAGGCTGTAATAGCGTTAGTAGCAAAAGAAGCACTTACAATACTGTTTGATCCAAATGGACCATATACATTTGAAGCAGTTATAAATGAAGCAGTAGCCGCATTTAACACATAAGATGCTGTTGTTGCATTTTGGGCTTGAGATGCACTAATGGCAAACGAGGCACTAACCGCTTGTAATACATAAGAAGCAGTTGTTGCAAATGAAGCACTAGTAGCAGTAGCAGCATTCCCCGTAATAGAGGCGCTAATAAAGGATTTATTTTGCCATTTAGCAGCCGTATGATTATATACTAATGCTTGACCGTCTATAGGTCCTGATATATTAACATCAGATAAGCCAGCTAATGTTTGAGTTACTATAGAGCCTCCACCACCTGATCCACCTACTTGTCTAAATAGACCTCCAGGGTATATTGTAAAATCTCCAGGAGATGTAAATACTCCTGTACCATTTATAATAATAGCTCCTAAATATATTGCGTTTGCGGATGTATTTGGAGCTTCAACAAACGATTCAAAGTCTATATTTGCTCTTGCTTCTGCCTCAGTTCCATATCGTGCATTACCATAGTAAACAACTATTGCTTTTGTTACAGAATTTGGAAAATAAAAACATCTTTGAATAGTCCAGTTTCCGCCCCCAACATTTGTTAAAACACCATTGTTTGAATATTTTGTAGGATCAATAGTTGCAAATCCTGGTCCTCCATTTGTATTATACACCCAAGTAGAACCAGATTGGTGATACCTAAATATTTTTGATACATTAGTACCTGGATCTATTGTGTATGAAGGGTCATTAGGATCTATGGAATAGTTAGATCCGGGAGCATAAGCTGTACCACTTCCTACTATTAAACTACCAGTTGAAGAACCGCTTGGTGCTAAAGTATATCCTGATAGCTTTAAAGGTCCAAATGCTCTATTAAATGTATTTTGCTGTTGTTCAAATCCATATGCTACAGAAGGTTGTGTTTTAACACCGTTGATTGTAGATTGGTTTTGAAATAATACGTTACCTATATTAATTATATCACTAAATTGACCATTTGAAAATGGTGTACCTTGAGCAAAAATATTATTTGTTGAATCTATACCAACAAACGCTTGTTGGAAAGAAGCTGTGAATGGAGCAATACTCGCAGATAAATTGCCCCAGTTTAAGTATTGTACTGTTGGGTAAGGATCATCACTTAAACTTGCATTTAAATCGACTATAATACCACTACCACTAGATATTTGATAAACAGTAGATGATTGGGTTGTAATTAAACCACCATGTAATAAACCAGTATATAAATTACCTTCTAACCAACGTAAACGAGTTGTGTTAGAGTAGCCTTTATTATTTTGAGAAAAATATAAATCGTTTGTAGAACCAGATACATAAATATATGATGCTGAGATAGCTGTATTTATGTTAGTAGATACAGGATCAAATCGGATGTATCCGTTATGTGTAGTATCACCATATATTTTAACAGTAGGGTCGTTAGTACCAAATGCTCCTGATATTATAATACTACCTGATAATGTTGTATTACCTGCTAAAGTATTATTACCTACTTGAGTAGTAGAACCTGTTATGTTTAAACTACCGGTTAATGCTGTAGAACCAATTAAGGTATTAGATCCTGTAGTAAATAAACTACCTGTTACTGTTTGATTACCTCTAAATATATTTGAACCTGTAGTAGCAAAAACACTACTGTCTCTACCATCTAAAAAATCAGCATTTATAGCATAGGAGGCAGTTCCAAGTAGAGAACCTGTGATTCCATTAGTTACTTCTAATGAATTTAAGACAGCGTCAGAACCACTGACAATTACGCGTTTCCATGACGGCATATTTATAAATTTATTACGGTTGGTTACAACAAATGTGTGCTGTCCACTTCCCTTACGGGCCTATAATATAGTCATAAATATTGGTGCTTTGCCTCTAGTTATAGCTTGTTGTTTTTGTATTTCAAATCTACTAGCTGTTTTTGTAGCTTTAAAGTTAGATTGTATACTGTTTCAACGTATTCTCCTCTAAACAAACCATTTTTAATGGTTAGTAGTAACAGCTCAAGTTCCTTGTCTGTTAGCTCAAGAGTAGTAGAATCGTTTGTGGAGGAAAGAGTAGGGGTTTCTACTTCAACTTTGGTCCCCCCTACTATAATGTTTGCTGCTGTAAACGACATAAACCAATTTTTTAATGTATTAAGAATAAATCCAAATGCCTTCATCTGAACCAATAAATATGTTACCTTTTACTTGATATCTAGCTGCTACTACGGTTGGATCTGTGCCCGCTCCTTCTAAAGTTAAAGCCATGTAAGCATCGGGAACAAATGCGTTTTGAGAAGCATCAAATGAGCTACTTACTCCCCAACGTGTAGCACCGGAATCAAATGCAAATACTTCAGCGTTTAAAGCATTGGTTTGTTGTATTGCAATACCACCGTCTCCTGCTGCATTTGAGCCAGAAGCTAAACGGATAAATCTATCTGCTATGTCAAGATCTTCGGTATGTTGAAAAGAAGCAGTACCAAATACTGTTAAATTTCTACTAACTACTAAATCTTGACCAATTGTTACATCGTTTGGTAAACCAATTGTTAAAGTAGTACCAGCAGCAGAAGTTTCAATTTCGTTTGCAGTACCTCCAATTGTTAAATCTTGAGTTAAAATATTAACTGAAATACCTGTTCCATTTGAACCAGATACATCTAAAGTAGTGGCTAATCCTGTTAATCCGGAACCATCACCTTTAAAAGAACCGGTGAACGAGCCTGTTAAAGATGAATTAGCACCTGATAATTGAATCGAGGTAGCACCTGATACTACTGTACCATTGTCTGTTAAAGAAGAGTTAACAAATGCGGCTCCATTCCATTTTGTTACCGCGTTACTATTTAAAGCAGCAGCACCAGAAACAGCAATTGTAGTTGCACCTGAACCATTATAAGTAAATGGAGTGATGCCCGATCCTTGTGTTAGGTTTTGTAAACTTATAGTACCAGTAAATGAACCACTAAATGAACCTGTTAATACTGAACCTGTACCTGTGGAAATAATGGAGTTAGATCCGATATTGAAAGTGCTTCCACTAAAGGAAATGCCACTGTTTTTTAAGGCACCACCTGCACCTGCCATTATTAGGTTACCGTCTGTTAAAACAGAGGAGGTAATTTGAGCTAGGTGCGCGTTTGAGCCACTAACAATTATTTTCTTCCAGGTTGCCATTATATATTATAAAAGTATATTTTGTTATAAATATTATTATTTTTATATTCCTACATAAAATTCATTACTCGCATACACAATCCCCCCTTCAACAGGTGAGGGTAAAGAAGCAAATTCTAGCAATTGGAATCTACCATCTCCATCTACTTTAATACCGGTATTTGTGCTCGCATTTCGTATTAGCATTAAATTATCAACGCTTCCTGTGTGGTATACCTCTAAACGAGATGTACCACTGGAATTACCGCCTATAGACAAATTTAAGCCATCGAACTGTAGGTTAGGTTCACCTTGTATAATGTCAGGATAACCAGTAGCAGTAATTATATAGTTATTAACATTTTCTAATATATTAATACTACCACTGACAGGTTCAATGGTATATGCTCCTACATTTATTGAATCTATAAATCTAATATCTGACATCTTATGATCTTAATTCTGATCCTGGATCTGGTGATTGTGTTTCTCTTCCTGGTGTTACTTCTCCAATACTGTTAATTCTACCATCAGTATCTCTATCTTTTCTAGTTCTACCATCACTTAATTTTCTAATGTTTGGATCAAATATATCGGAATTGGAAGTAGTTTCTACTTGTATAATAATTTTAGATTTAGAGTTTACCTTCTTGATAGAATTTAAATCCTTTTGTAGTGTATCCGGTATAATATAGCCACGTAATCGAATAGTAAATGTTCCTTTTACTAGTCTGTCTTGACCTGCTGATAGTTCAGTAGCTGTAGTGAATTGGTCTATAAATGCTCTAAACTTAAATCGTTCAGGATCACCCCAATATGCATCAGAAGCATATTCAATGGCTTCAATTATTTTATTTAATTGTTCCATATAATATGTTTGCACAATACAGCTATATTCTAAAGTAACGTAATCGGGAACAGTTACAGCATAAAATGTTTTAACCGGAATTCTATTGTTTAGAGCAGCAAAATTGCTGTAGAAGTTTTTAGGGTTAAATGCTTTCTGGAATGTAGCGTATAGATTAGGTTGATTAGAATCCAATTTATTTGTTACAGTCCTATCTTTAGATATTGTATCTCGTTTTACTGCTATTAATGGAAGCATTATTGCTCCGTTTTTATCTCTATAGTATCCATCCTTTTGGAATGATTTCCAGCTTTCAGGAGAACCATATATAACCGGTACTTCAATTCTTTCACCATTTTGATATACAAAAGGTCGTATTACATTTTTAAAATAGTAGAATACTGCCTCATCTAAATCTTGTATGCCAATAGAAAATGGCTTTGTAGTATCGTCTTTAAAACTTAATTTAGTAGAACGATTAAACTCTATACCAGTTTCACTTTCGTTTGGATTTATTTTGGCATTAGGATTACCTCTAACCGGATCAGTTGCTTTTTGGAGATTTTCACTAATCTCTCGTTGCGATTTGGGTACAGGTTTTCTTGGTCGAGCCATTATTATGTGCGTTCTTTATATGGAGAAATTGCAACCTTATCTGCTGGGATGTAATAGGTATCACATACTATAGATATGCTTGAACCAAATTCCTCCAATCCCGGGTTTAATGGGTTTACATTATTAGGGTAATCTGGATTTTTACCTACAAAATATTGGTTAATAATTGTGGATTGTACTCCATGATAACTGTCTTGATATAATATAATATCTCCTACTTCAGGTACTACATTAGCATCTACTAAATCATCTCTAAAGAAAGCAAATGACATGCCTTGTTGGTATTCTACACCCATATCACTTATTGGGTATTGTTGATCTACTCTAGTTATTAAACAGTTAAATAGAAATGGACCATCGTAATATTTTACCCCCGCAGCCTCACCATATAAATTTACTTTAGTTTCCTGCAATTTGTATTTATAGAAAGAAGCTTGTTGGGTAATTATATTACCTAACAGCTCACGATTCAACTTTCTAATTAAGCTTACATCTCGTAAGCCTCCAAACATTGCGCACATATTATCCTATGTAAATAGTAAATGGTACTTCAGCTAATTCACTTTTTCTAAATCCTGCTTCAGCTGCTCTACGTTCTAAAGAAGCTTGACGAGAAGTTTGATCAAAATATTCTCGTAATTTTTCAATCAATCTTAGCTTATCAGTTGCAGCTTGTGTTAACAAATCTTGTTGATTTAGTGTTACCTCAGAACCTGGGATAGGTATATTAGTATATTTTCCTCTAACCAAACCTAATATCTCTTTAGCAAGGGCTAAAGTATATTCAAATATCCACTGACGACCTACACTGTTAATTAATGTATAAGATGGGTTTGTGTATGGGATATTAGATACATTGTTGGCTGCTTCTGTATTAGGGGCAGCTACGGAATCACTTATCCGCTCACTATCCTTAATATATTCAAAATATATTTTAGCATTTGAGTTGTTAGGAATAGGAAATATTCGTAATACGTTGTTTTTCATCTCAAAACTATAATTAGATCTACGAACCATGTCATTCATCTCAATAGCTTGTATGGTTTGTAGATCATAATTTAGAGGCATCATCAAAAAGTTGATGGCAGGAGAAAACGATCCAAATCCAAAACTATCAAATAATGCTTGATATCCATATCCTGTACCAGCATATGGGTCAAAATATCTTACTACTGCAGGTGGAGCCTCATAAAATACTCGTTTAATTTCAATACCACCAGTTATGCCTTCATCTTCTGCCCACTGCTTTAAATCATAGTTTTGTATAGAAGCAGTTAAATGGACAAATCCAGTATAGTAAGTTATATTACCACCTGAACCTGCTTCAGATCCATATTGTTGTGATAAACGAATTATGGAACTAAAGTTAGGAGTTACTATAGAATTATTTAATGGTGTAGAAGTGTTTATACCAATTAGATCTAATTGATTATCTCTAATTTGATAAGCATATAGTTCATTTCCGTATGTAGTAATTGCTTCTTCAAACGCAGCGTAAAAGCTAATATCTTGTAATTCAACATCTACCAAAGGATAGCCTAATCGTCTAGCGCAAAAATTTGCTACTTTATCTGCATCTCTTTGAAATTCAGCATCATAGTCATAAAACCCAAATGGTGTTTCACCTGGAGAAAAAGTACTAGTACCTGACCATATAGGAATATTCATAGTATTTTAATTAAGAAGTTGCTATATAGAACTCTACTTTAGCAGTATTATTACTTCCAGATGGCCTTAGGTTTATAGAAGAAATATAATCGTATGAAAAACCTATCAAACTTCCTGTTACCTGTGAGCTAGGTAAATAGAAAGACTGTTGTGGGTCCATTCTAAAGTTAAATGCTTGTTTAGAGGAAGATACCTCTATATTAACTGGAATAGTAGCAGATTGGTTTGTTACACGAGCATATTTTAACTTGTCTTCTCTAAAAGTACCGGATGTTACCTCGGCACTAAATTCAAATATAGTAGTTTTGGTATTAGCAGGGAGAAGCATAGTTCTATGATCTAGATAGTTTACATCTGATATATCAATAGATTGAAGAGTGCTTCTATCGTCTCCGTCTAAGCTAAGCTGTTCGTTTATAAAAAGTTTTAAGGTTGCCATCTTTTTATTATAAATATTGAAGAAATGTTAGTCCCTAAAAAGCTTGTATACTTCTAATATAGGGGCAACTATTTCGTGTCTGTGGTTTGTTTCTAGAGAAATTGTTCTAAATCCTTTAACATTTTCTTCCAATCTGTATAGGAAGGTAAATCCAGATTCTTTTTTATTCTTTAAATCTATTTGAGCTATATCGCCACATATTACCATTTTACTTCCTTTTCCTAAACGACCAATAACGGTTTCCATTTGAGGGTGTGTTACGTTTTGTGCCTCATCTACAATTACGAATGAGTCTACAAATGTTCTACCTCGCATAAAAGCAAATGGAACAATTTCAATATCGCCATTTTCTAAATGTTTATCTACTTTTTCTTTAGAGTATAACATATAAAGATTATGATATATTGGGGCCAACCAAGGATCCATTTTTTCACGTATATCACCCGGTAAAAACCCGATATCTTCCTTGGATACAGTGGGCCGTGATATGACTATTTTTTCCACCTGTTTATTAAAAAACATGTCAAGAGCACATTGGACAGCAACTAGCGTTTTACCAGAGCCAGCCATACCTTTTATTACAGTAATGGGATTTTCTAAAATAAGTGCTTTGGCTTGTTTTTGTTCGGCATTTAAAACTACATTAAACTTAATTTGGGTTTTTGGTTTACGCTTTTGGGCGAATACCTCGTCACTGTGGTGATTTGATGTCATATAGATAACTTTAAAATTCTGTTATAAATATAACAATAA